GTTATTGTTAGGTCGTATACAACAGAAGCATCAAAAGATGATTTTATGGTTAACTATAGAGATACAGCAACAATAAAGTACATGTTATTTTCAACTGGTTCAACAAAGAAAATTGCATATGCTGTTGGTGAAGAATTAAAGAAGCATGATAAAAAAATCAGAATAGTTTTACACACAGACAGACTAGATGCTTTTGATTTGGAAGCAACCTACATTAAAAGGATTCTTGAAGCTAAAGATGAAATAAAAATTCTATGGGGTCGTTTGAGTTCTTTTTTTGATGAAGCTAATATTAGTGATAGAGTAGAACTTTATGGTTGTCTTCCTGCTCTTTCAACACTAACACCTGCCATGAGTCAAATGGTTATTTTTGGAGTAAATGATTTGTTCTTAACAACTTCAAATTATATTACAACAAAAAATAAAAAGGCATTAGATAAAACACTTGATACCTTTTTGTCGAGTGATGTTGAAGAAGAAGAAGGGGTTGGTGTTTGAAATGGCAATCCAAACACGTAATGTAGATGATCCACTAGATGTAGTTAAATCTTCACAAACTGCAACAACAGGTGGTCGTAAATTTGATGGTGACAAACTAGAATATGGTTTGTTGCCACCTCTTGCACTTGAAGCTACTGTTGATGTACTTACCTTTGGTGCTCAGAAGTATGAAAGAGACAACTGGAAAAGAGTGCCTGATTCTAAACGCAGGTACTATGATGCACTTCAACGGCATCTATGGGCATGGAAAAAGGGTGAGATTCTCGACCCTGAGTCCGGCAAACATCACCTAGCTCACGCTATGTGTTGCCTCATGTTTCTATATGAACATGATATAATGTATTCTTTAGATACATCGAATTAATTTTTTGGAGTTATATTATGAAATTATCAACTGAAACAATCTCCGTCTTAAAGAACTTTGGTGCCATCAATCAAGGCATCATGTTCAAAAAAGGCAAAACACTTAAAACAGTTTCTTCACACAAGAACATTCTTGCAGAAGTTACAATCAAAGAAGATATTCCCGCAGAGTTTGGTGTCTATGACCTGAACAACTTCCTGTCGGTTGTATCTCTACACAAAGACGACCCATCATTTGAGTTTGATGATAAACATGTTGTTATCTGTGGCAACAAAGGTCGTTCCAAAATCAAGTATCGGTTCTGTGAACCTACTATGATTGTTACCCCACCAGAGAAAGCAATCTCAATGCCTGATGCAGAGATTAAATTCAGTTTGTCGGCTGAAGACTTTGACTGGATTCTCCGTGCTGCTTCTGTACTATCTTCACCACAGATTGCTATTGAATCAGACGGCAAGAAAGTTACCATCGTAACCTTAGATTTGCAAAACGATTCCGCACATACTGATTCACTTGACTTGACAGAAGGTGATGGCACTAAGTATCGTATGGTTTTCAAAACAGAAAACTTGACTAAGATTATGCCTGGTGCATATGAAGTTGCAATTTCATCAAAAGGAATTTCACACTTCCAACACAAAACTAATCCTCTTAAATACTGGATTACAACAGAGTCTGGTTCTAAATTTGAAAAGGCTTAATCATGGGTGAAATCAAAACTTGGACAGATAAGTCTGTGTACTTGAATGTACTAAAAAAAGAAATTTCTATCTTACAAACTAAATTCAAACCAGAAGAAGAAGGAACTGGACATTTCAATACTGCAATTTCGGTGTTAGAATCTCGCATCAAAGAAATTGAATCTGAATTGAATTGGCCTTATTCAGAATGAATGATAGACGTAACTTTATAAAAGGTGCAGGTATCATTGGTGCCTTTGTTGTTGGTGCTGCTTCTTACAAACAAGTGAAAGAAATGGCTACTGAACATAAAGACATTAGTCATCTTGCACCACCTATTAATGCAACAACTATTCAATTTACAGGTGCATATGGTGAGAAACCTAAAGCACCAGAACCAACTATGGGTCAACATACATTCTATGTCAATGGTTGGAATGAAGAAGTTACACACCGTGTTTCTATGACTGTCGGTAAAGACAATCGTTTGTGGATGAAAATTGGAGATGAATGGCACAGAGTTGCTATTGAATCTTAATGTGAATTATTTTATTATGAAAGTGGTGTATGGAACATTTATTATGGACAGAGAAGTATCGCCCTCAAACAATTGAAGATTGTATTCTACCTGAACGGCTGAAACAACCTTTTCAGGAGTATGTGAATCAACATAATATTCCTAATCTATTGTTGAGTGGTGGTGCTGGCGTTGGTAAGACAACAGTCGCCAAGGCTATGTGTAACGAAATCGGATGTGACTTCATGGTCATTAACGGTTCAGATGAATCTGGTATTGATACATTTCGTACCAAGATTAAAAACTATGCTTCATCTATGTCATTATCTGGTGGTCGTAAGGTCATCATTATTGATGAGGCGGATTATCTAAATCCAAACTCAACACAACCTGCTTTGCGTAATGCAATTGAAGAATTTGCAGTCAACTGCTCATTCATCTTTACTTGTAATTACAAAACACGTATCATTGAACCATTACATTCTCGCTGTGCTGTGATTGACTTCACACTAAAGAACAATGAGAAGGCTCAGATGGCAGGTGGATTCTTTAAGAGAATTCAGTCAATTTTGCAAAGTGAAAAAGTTGAGTATGATGACAAGGTAATTGCAGAACTAATCAAGAAACACTTTCCAGACAATCGCCGTATTCTGAATGAGTTGCAACGATACTCACAGTTTGGTAAGATTGATACTGGTGTTCTTTCACAGATTGGTAATGTTCAACTGACAGAGATTACTAAACATATCAAAGACAAAGACTTCACAGCAATTCGTAAATGGGTTGCATCTACTGATTTGGATACTAACACAATGTTCCGTCAGTTGTATGATGCCTTGTATGACTTTATGAAACCACAATCTATCCCACAAGCAGTGGTGATTATTGCTGACTATCAATATAAGAACGCCTTTGTTGCTGATACTGAAATCAATCTTGTCGCATGTCTGACCGAACTGATGGTCGAATGTGAGTTTCTATGATTGAATTGTTTAGACCTACTTTAGAATGGATTCGTGATGACTACAGAACAAGCCCTATTCGCTTTGCTGCCGAGCTTCTTGCTTGGGCTATTAGTGTTGGGTGTAGCATTACAATGGCACTTACCGTACCAACTCCTCCCCTCTTGGCTCTATATCCTGTTTGGATTACTGGCTGTGCTATCTATGCTTGGGCTGCTTATACTCGCAAGTCATTTGGTATGCTTGCCAATTATGTACTCTTAACCACGATTGATTCTATTGGTTTGATTAGGATGCTGACATGAGTAATCCATTTGATTATGTTAACTCAATTCTTCAAAACAAGAAGAATTTAATTGTTGATGAACTGACAGAAAAAGACTATCAACCATTTCTAGTAAATCGTAGCCTATCTTATCATAAAGATTGTATCTTGTATGCAAACGAAATGAATCGTAGGCATCAAACAGATAAAAAGTTACAATATGACTTTTTACTAAATACGATAAGGTCACAGAAAAGACCTTTTGCTAAGTGGGTTAAGGCTGAAAAAAGTGATGATTTAGAATGTATCAAGCAAGTATTCGGTCTGTCAGACCAAAAAGCTCGTGATGCCATGCGCCTCCTTAGTAATGAACAAATCCAAAAATTAAAAGAACAAACCGATACAGGTGGATTAAGGAAATGATATGGTTGATTTGGCCAAATTCATTGAAGTCACTCTCAATGAACAAGATGATTTTTTAAAGGTTCGTGAAACTCTAACACGAATTGGTGTTTCATCACGCAAAGAAAAAGTTTTATACCAGTCTTGTCACATTTTACATAAACAGGGTAAATATTATATTGTTCATTTCAAAGAATTGTTTGCACTAGATGGTAAACCATCCAACATTTCTGAGAACGATATTCAAAGACGTAATGCAATTGCAAACTTATTGGAAGAATGGGGTCTTGTTAAAATCTTAAATAAAGAACTTATGAAAGATAACATCGCACCATTACACCAAGTAAAGATTATTTCATTTAGGGAAAAAGATGATTGGGAGTTGATTACCAAATATAACATTGGTAAAAAACCTCAAGATTACTAAATAAATAATAGAATACCTACCTTAGGTTCCGTTGGTCGCTACGGCATAAGGCGTCCGTGTAATTACACCCTCGACACGAAAGTTCGAGCCAGTATAAGGTAAGCTGGATTGTGACGCCTTCGGGGTCACATTTCATCAACTCGCTTAATAGGAGAAAACTATGACACGCTTTACAACATTATATCCACAATTTGTTGGCTTTGATAACTTGTTCAATGAGCTCGAAAGACTTGTTGAAGGTACTGCGCCACAAAGAAACACATCTTTCCCTCCTCACAACATCATCAAAGTAGATGACAACAAGTATGTCGTTGAAATGGCTGTTGCAGGTTTTGGACAAGATGAGGTCGATGTTGAACTCCAAGACGGTACACTAATCGTTAGGGGTGAAAAGAAAGACCAGAAAGAAGTGGACTATTTGTATCGTGGCATTGCAACTCGTTCTTTCACCAAGTCGATTAGATTGAGTGAAACGATTGAGGTACGTGGTGCCCAATTCAAAGATGGTATTCTTAAAATTGGTTTAGAGAATGTAATTCCTGACCATAAGAAACCAAGGAAAATTGAGTTTAGTACCGAACTAAATTTCAGTAATCCTAAACTGCTTCAAGAAGCAGCATAAGCGGTAGGGGTCGCAATGACCCCTATTATTGCCTCACAACTTTATTATTTTGGTGTATAATTAGACTATGTTAAAAAGAGATAAAAACTTCCGCATTTCAAAACAAACTAAACGAATCATGGCAACTTTTGTTGACCCTGTTGCTCGACATGCATATAAAAATGCAATGATTGAGGCTCAACTTGTTGGGTCGCAAGTGTTTGAACGTAAAAAGAAGTTACATGAAAAAGAACCTGCTTGATGCATATATGAAGACTGCGGAGACATTCGCTGAATGTTCTACCGCAATAAGACTTCATGTTGGTGCTATTGTAGTTAAAGATGATAGAATCATTTCTATTGGTTACAATGGAATGCCTTCTGGTTGGGAT